GAGCTTGAACGCCAGGTGGCTGAACTTACTGAACGCCTGAACGCCATGAGCGGAAAGGGTGAAAGTACCGCAGATGGTTGAGGTTACGTTCCGCACCACTATCAAATATGATCGCATTCCCGAAATAACGGCGCGCTTCCCGGGCGCAGTGCGTGCGGCAGTGGCTAAGGCGGCTTATGACATAGAGGCTGACGCTAAAACCCTTTGCCCTGTGGATACGGGCGCGCTGAGAGGCAGTATTAAGACACAGATTGATGGAGCGAGCGCGAAGGTTACGGCAAGCATGGAGTATGCCGGATACGTGGAGTTTGGGACGTACAAGATGGCGCCGCGCGCTTTTATGCGCCCGGCAGCTGATGTGAACGAGCCGAAGTTTTATGCGGCGATGGACGCGCTGGCGGCGAACTTATGAGCAACGCGGCGAGCTGGATCTACTCGACATTGACGACGGACGCAACGCTGAGCGCGCTGATTAGCACGCGGGTGTATCGGGACCAGGCGCCGGAAGCGGCGACCTTCCCGTTCGTCACGTTCACGCAGATCGACGCGGTGCCAGTGAAGAACGCGTTCGCGGATATTCTCATGGACGGCGAACGCTGGCAGATAAACGCCGTAGATGACGGCAAACTGTATACGACAGTAAACAGCATCGCGGCAAGAATACGGACGCTGCTGCACAAAACGCGCGGGAGCAACGTGGTAAGCAGTGTGCTTGAGGCGGAGTTCACGCGGTCTGAAACAGATAGCGCGGGAAATATGTACAAGTCAATTATTATGGACTTTCGGGTCCACACACAGTAGGAGCAAACATGGCAATACCAGCAAGTGTTTATCAGGGCATTCAGATTGGAGTTGAGTCCACAGCGGGAACGCCTGTGGCAGCGAACAAGAAGTTGCTTTCCGTCACGATGAAGCCAAGCCCACAAACGGAAACGAGCCCATTCCGGGCAATGGGCAACAAATACGCGAGCTTTGTTTCGCTCAACAAAGAGTGGACGAGCATCAACATCGAGGGGCAGCCAACCTTCAACGAAATCGTGTACCTGCTTTCAGGCCTCATGCACTACGCCGCGCCCGTGAAGCAGAGCGCAACGGCCGCGTACAAGTGGACGTTCGTTTCGAACACGAGCGCCGCGGATGTTGGCAAGACTTTCACCATTGAGCAGGGCGACGCGGACAGAGCCTGGCGGGTGGCCGGGGCGCGCGTGAGCGGGCTGACCTTTGACTTTGGGCGGAATGAAATCCGGGTGAGCGGCAACGGCGTGGGTAAACAGCTGGAAACGGGCATCACCCTGACCAGCACGCCAACCGCGCTTTCGCCGGTCCCAATCTTGCCGACCATGCTGAAATTCTACATGGCAGACACGCAGGCGGCTTTGGCTGGCGCAACGGCTCTGACCAATTCATTCAGCATGCAATGGAGCCTGACTGACAAATTCGGGCTGGCCTGGCCTGTTGGGCAGGACGCTGTGGCCGTGGAAGGCGAACCGAACGCGAGCGGGAAGATTGTTATCGCGACCGACACAGCCGGGCTGGCTTTGATTTCCACCATGCGGGCAGCCAATACAAAGTGGTTCAGAATCGAAGCCAAAGGCGCGGAAATCGCGTCGCCCTACAATCACAAGCTCACGATTGACTTCCCTGCGCAGATTGAAGCGGTGGGCGACCCTTCGGACACGGACAACGTGTACACGATGGAATTCGGGCTGAAGCCGATCCACGACGCGACCTGGGGCAAGAGCGTGAGTATCGAAGTAATCACCAACCTGAGCGCTTTGTAGGAGCGGACATGCGGGTGAGCGACCTTACAAAAGAGACCAAGAAGCTGGAGGTGGTTTACAGGACTGCCTCCGGCGATTTTCCGGTGAAGCTGGAATACCGGACACAAGCCGTTACGATGGGCTTTCTGAAAGAGCTTGAGCAAGCGCAGGGGGCGGACAGGCTGGTGTACCAGGTGACGCAGGTGGTGACGCGCTGGGATCTGCAGGATGACAACGACCAGATCATTCCGATTACAGCAGCCGGCATTGAAGCGGCCGGAGTGCCTGTATACCTGCTGAACTCAATATTAGGCGCGATTGCGGAAGACCGGCTGCTTGGGGCTGAAGCAAAAAACGCATAGCGGCGTACCTGTCCGCGCCGAACGTTTATGAGATGCCGCCGCAAGACGAACTGGATGCTTATGAGCTGTTCTTTGTGGCAAAGTGGGCAGGAGTGCCGGCGTGGGAATTGGCGGAGAGGCAGGCGGCGTATTATGACGGGTACAGAGCCGCGCTGTGGATTGAGAACAGGCTGAACTCCGAAGCGATGAGGAAACATGGCACGCATAAGTGAAATCGTAGTCGCGATAGAAGCTGAAGGCACAGAAAAGGTGCTTGCCGCGCTCAACCAGGTGGAAGGCGCGCAGGTAAAAACTGTAAAAACAACCAAACAGCTTGGCGCGCAAACCAAAGAAGCCACCGCGACGGCCGGCGAAGGCTGGGCGACGCTGGTGACCGGCGTCAATCAAGCTATTCAGGTGATGCAAACCGTCGTGCAGGTTGGCAAAGCGGTCTACGACTTTACCAAGCAGGGCGCGCAGCTGGAATTCATGGCCGGCAAATTCGACCGGCTTTCGCTGTCCATAGGCACGACTTCTGATGTGCTGCTTGAGGACTTGCGCAAGGCTACGCAGGGCACGCGCTCGGATATGGAGCTGATGGCGTCTGCGTCTGACTTTATGGCGTTGGGCTTTGCCAAGACCAGCGATGAAGCGGTTCGGCTTTCAACTGTCGCTGGCGCGCTGAACATGAACATGAACCAGCTGGTATTGACGCTCGCTAACCAAACCACGATGCGCTTTGACCAGTTGGGCGTGAGCGTGGTGGGCTTTCAGGAAAAAGTTGACGCGCTGGTGAAGTCCGGAATGAACGCGAACGCTGCATTTCAGGAAGCGTTTTTGCAACAGGCTGAGGAACAGATACAGAAAGTCGGGAACGCGGCGGATAGCAGTCTTGGCGGGCTTATGCAGATGGAATCTGCGTTCAAAAACCTGTCTGATGTAATGAAAACTGATTTTGCAGACTCAATGAATGAGATTGCACCTCTCCTGACAGACGTTGCCAACGGGCTTACAGCTGCTGCTCAAAACGGAATCAATTATCGGGATGTGATGCGCCAGATGAAGTCTGCGCTGGATGCTGGAGTAATCTCCACGGCGGATTACAACAGGGTAATGAAAGAGATGGGCGTCAATAGCGCGAAGGGCGCTGTGTCTGCGGAGAAACTGCAAGTGGCTACTGAGTTTCTTAGTGATGCCTACGCAAAAACCGGCGCAACCGTTGACATGGCCGCTAAAAGCCAAATTGATTACTATATCAAATTAGCGCAAACAAAAACCTTGCTCGGTGAAATACCTGGTGCCGCGAATGGTGCTGGCGATGCGATTGCAGCCTTCGCGCTTACAAGCGATAAGGCAGCAGAAAAAGTTGACAATTTCCTTGCAAAAGCAACATTATTCAAAGACGACTTTGGGGAAATGTTTGATTTGGGAAATGTGTTTTCCCAGCAAAATGTGGATATTGAAGGCCTGATTGACAACCTTTCAGTTGTGATGGATCAGTATAGCAAGCTAAAAACACAACTTGAAGGCGAATTGGTCGCAGCTCAATTGAACCTGAACGTCGCAATCAGCACATTCTCCGAGAGCATTGCCGGCGACCTTGTTCGGGGGTTGAAAGACGCAGGGTTCGAGGGTGAGGAACTTGCGCTTCGCTTGCGAGAGATCGACGCGATTTTTGGCACGAACTATGAAATGCAATATCGCATCGACGTTGAGACAAGCGATTTGCAGGCCTTGCTGAACGATCCAAACTTCAAAGAACTTTTCGGTCCGGCTGCTCAAGCGATGCTTGAAAAGAACCTCAAGCTTGACGCCGATGTTAGTGCCGCAGAGGCCGCAATCCAAAGCATTTATTTGCAAATGGCTAAATTACGCGGTGAAGCTAACATTGAGATAAAAACACTGGTAGATGATGCGGCAGTAACAGCTTATGTTCCGCCTAAACCCGAAATGAAAGTCGTAACCGTCGTGGAATCAAGCGCAGTTGATTCATGGACTCCTCCGACAAAGTACGGGAATGTGATTTACCTTCCGAAAGGCAGTGCAGAACCGGAAGCCATCGGCGGGCCGGTATATCCGAACAACACCTACTTATGGCAGGAGCCAAACCGCGAGGGCG